TCACTGCCCCGCCCCGCAGACCCGGCAGGCGATGGCGCTGGCGGGATCGTCGCGATCGAGCGGCCCCCAGCTATGCGGCTCGACCAAGGGCCAGGGCTCGTGCCGGCGCAGTGTCGTGCCACAGGCGGCACATCCCACGCAGGGTTCGATGGCGTCGTTGATGGCATCGGTCACGGCGCCGCAGCGGCAGGTCAGAACGGTCATGGCGATTACCCCCAGATCCAGGCGTTGAGCGATTTGGAAAAGCGCACCTGCACGGTCTGGCCCGCGGCCAGGGTGGTCGGTGCCGTGCCGATCACCGTCGGGCTGCCGGTGCTGGCATTGGTCACGGTCAGGGCGGTCACGGCCGAGCGGCTGGTGATGCGGTACGTCGCCTCGTCCGCCGGATCGACCGGCAGGACCAGGGTGAGCGCGGCCAGCGGGACGCCGTTGGTCAGCACGACGCTGCGGGCGTTGCCGGTCAGCGTCACCGTGCTGCCCGAGGCCGGCCCGACCTGCAGCTTGTCGAGCGGCAGCCCCTGCGGGGTGAGATTGTCACGGAACACGGTGGCGCACTTGCCGGCCGTCGTCCCTTCGGTAATCGCGGACAGCATGTTGCCGGTGATCGTCGCGGCCGCCTGGTTCGATGGATGCGTGTTTTCGGTGGCGTGGTAGAGCCCGCCCGCGATCGTCGCGCCATTTGCGATGGTCATCCGGTTCTGCTCGATCGTCGCCGTGACCGGCGAGGCCGAAAACGCGCTGCACACGACGTTGACCGCGTAGGCACTCGCCGGAATCCACGCCAGTGGCGAGACGACGACGATCTGGTTGCCGCAGACGCTGGCGCGGTTGCGATACCCCTGCACGTCGATGAAGGCCATGTTCACGCGCTGCGGCACGCTGGCATAGGTGAACAGCAGACGGTTGTTCTCGACCACCTTGGTCATGCCCATGCCCGAGGTGAGATGGATCGCGCAATTGGTCAGCATGTTGTTCGACACCACGACCATGTCGGCGGGCCCGTCGTTGCTGCGTCCGATCAGCCCATCGCGCGCGATCACCGAATTGCCCGAGAAATCGACCACCTCCTGCGCGACGGTGGTGGAATTGACCGAGTTGCCTGCGATCACCTGGAAGAAGGTGCGTCCCTGCTGGTAGCGGAGGTAGCCGGCGGTGAAGCTGGCGCTATAGGCGATGCCCACGGTGAATTCGGTCGCCGACAGCCGCGACAGCACCAGTGGGGTGGAGGCAATCTCGGAGATCAGCACGAGCTGCCCGCTCTGGAGGTCGAGCGCGCTGCCGACGGTGACCTTGGTGGTACCGTCGCCGTTATCGGCGAAGGCGGTGATCGCGGTGCTCTGCATGTAATTGGTTGCGGCAACGCTCGCCCCGGTGTTCGCGCCGGCGAGCGTGCATTCGATCGTGTTGCCGCGGAATGCCACGTTGATCGCGGCATAGAACGTCGAGCACGCGAAGTTGCCGAAGTGGCGGATCACGTTGCCCGTCGCCAGGCAATTGCTGCAGCCTTCGAAATCGAGCGCGGTGTCGGTCGAATACTCCAGGGTGTTGCCGCTGACGACCACGCTCTCGCCGCAGTTGCCGTAGATGCCGCCGTTGTTCCACGAGCAGTAGTTGCCGAAGATGCGGAAGTGGGCGAAGCGGCGCAGGAACTGCACGCTGCCGCCCTTGGCGAAGTCGGCGGCGCCGCCCCACCACGAGATATTGCCGTAAGCCAGCGTGTTGCCGCTGATCTCGCCATGGCGGGCAAAGTTGATGCGCACGCCCGGGATGCCGTAGCTGGTATTCCAGCTGCGGTTGCGGCGCACGTAGATGTGCTCGTTGAGGTCATTGATGTCGTTGGGATTGAAGCCCGCCACGACCGCCGGATCGACCGAGACCGAGCCGTTCGCGGTATTGTAGGTGCCGTTCTCGTTGGCCTCGGCGGTCACGTAGAGCAGCGCGCAGGCGGCATATTCGCAATCCTCGATGTACAGGCCGCGCACGTTGATGGCGCGGATCGCATAGGCGGTGCTGCTGGCGGCGGTCCGCTGGAAGGACAGCCGCTGGACGCGCAGGTTCGTTGCAAAGGTCGTGAACATGGCCGCGCCCGTCAGCCCCTGCGCCGGACGGATCGAGATCGCGCTGCTGCCGCTGAACACGATCCGGGCACCCGGCGCGCCGCCGGCGAGCGTCTGGTCGGCGTTGACCGGCTTGATGCTGCCCGAACCGATCACGAACGACCCCGCCCCGAACAGCACGTGATAGCCGGTGTTCACCGCCTTCTGGATCTGCGCCAGGCAATTGGTCACGCCGTCGCCCACCGCGCCGAACTGCTCGGCCCAGACCGTCTGCCCCTGCGGCGTGGCGTAGAGTTTCACCCCGGCGGCCGTGGTCAGATGCTGGTCGGTCGCGCTTGCGGCGGCCTCGACATAGGCAAAGGGGCCGGCGCGCCACACCGTGCCGGCCCCGCGCGCGGGCACCATGCTGGCCAGCAGCGCGGCGACGGTCGGCAGGGTCGTCCGGTCGATCTGGTTCTGCAGCGTGCCCCCGCCACTGGTGCCGATCAGCGTCGCGCCCTTGTTGGAATCGGTCGAGGCGACATCGGCGCGCAGCAGCGCATCGGTGATGACCGCGTCGGCAATCACCGCCGTTCCGTCGATCGGCGAGAACGCCAGGAACTTGCCCTTGCGCTTCGTCGCCGAAGGCAGCGTGCCGGCATTCTCGCCCAGCGGCAGGCGCATGCAGCGCTTGAGATCGCGCGACAACGCCTGGTCGCGCAAGGCTGCGCGATCGTTAGCGAGGTTCACCGGCGCAGCCAGCCAGGCCGATCCGTTCTCGAACGCGGTCGTCTGGGTGAAGTCGGGATCGAGCCAGACCACCAGGTGCCCCGGCCCCGGCGCTTCACCGAACGTCACGGTGCCGCCGCCGCCCTCGTAGAGCTCGACGGTGTAGCCCTCGACCAGCGGCTGGTCGTCGAGCAGCACGGCCACGTCGCGCACGGACTGGGCGGTGAAGGTGAACGGGAAGGACGTGGTGACGCCATTGGCGCTGAACGGCCCATCGTAGGCATTGGTGGTGCTGACAGCCATCGGGTCGGAGTTCCTTGCGGGGCACGCGTCTGCTGCCGCCGCTCGAACAAGCGGCACCAGGACAGCGAAGCCGGATGATGAAATTGGAGGGGGCGACGCTCGCCCGGCGGCAGCGTCAGCCGATCCGGTTGCGCACCGAGCCGTATTGCCGGGCACCCGACAGCACCGACTGGCCCATGTCGACCAGCCCGCTCATCAGCGCGGTCTGGCCTTGCGCCGCGGCGCTGCTGGCGCGGCCCATGGCGAACGCCGCCCCGGCATCGCCCTGCCGCATGGCGCGCGCGCCGTCGGCGACGATCTCGGCGGCCCGCGCGGTGCCGGTCAGGCCGGTGGAGGCGACCGCCTCTGCCGCCGTGCCGAAATCGACGCCGACGCCGCCGGCCGCGGCCGCCAGGCGCTGCCGCCCTTCCACGCCGGACATCTGGCGGTACTGGTCCTGCAGCGCACGCGCGGTCGCCTCCTGCGCATCGCGCACCGCGCTGCGTTCGAGATCGGCCTGGCGCAGCGCCGCCTGTCGCTGGTACGAGGCCTGGTGCATCGCGCTGATCGTGCTGATGCCCTGGCCGGCCACGGCAAGGCCGGCGGCGATGATCGGAAGAGCGGGGCCACACATCAGGCATTCTCCTGTTCGTTGCGGTGGGAGGCGAAGCGATGGAAGCCCGTGCCGCCCACGGTGATGACCTCGGGCGCGATCGCGAAGCCCCAGCGACGGAGCAGGCGGATCGCGCGGGAATTGTCGGCCGAGACTACATTGGCGAGCAGCGCGCTTGAATCGTGCATCGTTGCCAGCACCTGCGGTCCGATCGTGACCAGGGCGCGGCCATGCCGCCAGACCGCATCGCTGCCCAGGAACCACGGCACGCCGACGCTCGGCACCACCGATTCCACGACCAGCCCGAACATCGCCTCGGGCTGCCCGTCGACCAGTGCGGTCCAGCACCGGGCCGACGCCACCAGCCCGTGCCGCAGCGCGCCGGCCGCCGATCGCCCCATTGCGCGGCATTCGGCCGCGTCGATCGACCTCAGCCGCGGGGCGAGAGCGGGGATGTGGCCAGCGAGCGCCGGCACGATGCGCAGGCGTGGCGTCGCCAACCCCTCCGTTAGTCGCGTACCGCGCCTGCCACCTCCCCATGGCATGGGGAAAATTTGATCCGATCCTCCCTGCCGCAGGCGGGGAGGGGGACCGCCGGCGCAGTCGGTGGTGGAGGGGCGACCAGTAGCCCCCTCACCCACCGAACACCGCGTCGATCGCCACGCCCAGCAGCGTGAACGGCAGCGGCGCAGTCTGGCGCAGCCATATCGTGCACTCGCCGCGCACCGCATTGTCGACATCGACCAGGTATTCGCCGTTCATCAGCGCATCGGGCGTGCTCCACGCCTCGCCCTTGCGCGACTTGACGAGGAAGAGATGGTCCGGCCCGATCCCGGCGGCGATCTGGCGCGTATCGGCCAGCGTCAGAACGGCCTGCACCACCTGTTGCACCCGCCCGATCGTGCTTCCGCCCTGGGTCGAGAGGCGCAGCGGCAGGGTCTCGACATCGACCTGATAGGGGATGTCAAACGTCGCGCGCCGCCCCCCGTCCATGCCGGGCGGCAATGTCACCGCCCCGCCCGCCACCGTCAGGCCGGCCACCGCGACGCCATCGACCAGCCCGGCGATGTCGGTACGCCCTTCCAGGTGCCACAGCCCGGTGAAGGTCGTGCGCGGGGTGTCGAACGTGCCCGACACCGCGCAGTCGAGAAAGCAGCTGTCCTGCACATCGGCCCAGCGATGGCTGGCCATGCGCTCGACGAAGCGGCGCGGCTGGCCGGCGATCTGCCGCTCGACCACCATGTAGACCCGGTCCTCGCCCGCCTCGCTGATCGCGCAGAGCGACAGCACGCGGCCGTCGGTCTCGCATAGCGTCCAACCCCAAACGTTCTGCTCCTGCTCCCAGGTGAAGCACAGCAGCTTGCCGTCCTCGCGCGCCGCCCAGATCACGCTGCGCGGCTCCTGCGCATAGCACCACGAAACGATGCCCAGCCCATCGAACAGGTGCGGCGAGAAGATCGAGACATCGTTCGATTTCAGCCCGTCGATGCTGAAATCGTAGCCGATGGTGCGCACCGTCCGCCCGACGCTCGGCTGGTAGAACACGACATTGTCGATCACTAGCGGGGGCAACCGTGACGATCCGCGCCCGATCTGGCGGCGCGTGGCGGGCGGCTGCGTCGCGTCGAGCACGCCGCCGGCGCCATCGCCATCGATGTGGAACACGCTGTCCGAAGTCAGCGCGAGCAGGCTGGTCGTGGTGACCAGCTGGTTGACCGAGTTGACCCGCCCGGCGACGATGGTGAACGCCATCGCATCGTCGGCGCGCAAGGGGCGGGCACGATCCATGTTCTCCAGCTGGCCGCTGCGCGTGGCCCATATGCCATGCGGCACGTTGCGCGTGCGCGCCCAGATCGCGCGCTGCTCGAACAGCGTGACGGTCGAGGGGTAGTCGTTCGGTCCGGCAAAGGGGTTCGACGCCTGCGGGGGCGCGCGATCGAGCGCGGGGGCGATGTTGTCGTCGCGAAAACTCGTGCCCTCGGTCGTGCCGATATAGCCGACGAACTGCGAATTGTCCGCTTTGTAGACCGCATAGCGCGTCGCGCCGGGCACCGCGCTCCAGCTGATCGTGTTGAAATTGCGCTTGAGCGTCAGGTCGTTGGTGGCCGACGCCAGGCCCGAGGCGCGGCTTTCCATGCCGGTCGTGTCGTCGATCGCGGTGACGCAATAGCTGGCGGCCTGCGGAAAGTACGCGGCATTGCCGTTGGCACTGTCGGTATTCGCGGTGCTCGCGATGGCGACGCACGCTGCGGGCGCGGCGACCGTCGGCGCGAAAGTCACGGTCTGGAAGCGCCAGTCGGTATGCCCGGCGCGCACCAGCTTGGCCGGTGCATGGTCGAGGTGCGCCAGATACATCGTATCGGCGGTCTGCTCGAAATCGAGTTCGGCCAGTTCCAGACCGTTGTACGGTGACCCGATGCGGGTGATGCGTGCGCCGCCCATCAGTACCAGACCCTTCCACCGAATTGCCCTGCCCCGCCGAAATAGATCGCCGGCGGATCGGGCGGGGGCGTCACCGGCGGCACCACCGGGGCAGGCGGCGGCACCGGCGGCGCGCTGCGGGTGATCCCGCCGCTGCATCCGCTGAACGGCGCGACTGCCGACGTATCGGCGGCAATGCGGAAATGGCCGTCGTCGATCACCGCAGTCACCGGCCAGGCGCGGCCATTGAGTAGCGCGCCCATCGCCCCCTCGCACCCGGTGACATAGAACAGGTCGCCCACCGCAAAGCCGTGCCAGGCCACCGCGACCTCCGCCTCGACCGCATTGCTGATCGCGCTAATCGCCAGCTCGGTCTCGAGGATGCGGCCACCCATGGCGCAGGGGCTGAGATAGCCCTGCCCCATTTCCAGCGCATAAGTCTGGTCGAGCGAGAACTGGAACGGCACCAGCCGCACCGGCTGCGACGGGTCGAGCACTTCGGCCACCAGCTCGGTGCCCGGCCGCTTCGTCACCCCGCCGTACTTCAGCACGATCACGTTGCGCGCACGGCGCAGCGCGGTGCCCCAGGCATCGACGTCGAACCGGCCATGCAACTGCGGCCCCAGCTCGCCCCGGCAGAAATTGGCCTGCGCCACGCGCACGCCGGTCATGCCGCGTCTCCGGCGCGGGCCAGCTCCGCCTCGCTGACATAGCGGGCGGGGCGTGCGCTGCGCAGGTTCGCATCGGCCGCGATCGCCCGTTGGCGCGCCATTTCCGCCGCACGGGCCAGGGTCTGCGCCGCAGCGGGGTCCTTCTTCACCGGCAGTGCGAGACGCGCCGCCAGCTCCAGTTCGAAGGCCCGCGCGACGAGCGGGGGCAGCGCCGCGGCATTGCCCACGCGCCGGACATAGACCAGCGCGGCGTTGGCCACGTTGCTGTAGATTCGGCCGGCCTCGCACAGGAACGCCAGCGGCAGCGCGTCCTGCCACGGGAACGAAGCCGGGCCGGCTAGGGGCAGGCCGTCTGCCTCGTCTTCCATTGCGCGCACGGCCAGCGGGCGCACCATGTCGGCGGGCATGGCATAGGCATGCAGCCATTCCGCCGGCCGGTCGTTGGCCAGCTCGGCCAGCACGAGGCGCCCGCGCGCCCAGCTCCAGTCAGACCATTCGCCCAGTTCGGCCAGCAGCGGCGATACAAAACGGGCCGCCTCGCGCGCCTCGATCGAGCCTTCGGCAAGGTCCACGATCTGCCCGGCCGCGATCTGCGCCAAGGCGCGGTTACAGATGTCGATCAATTGAGCCATCGTCGCACCTCACGAAAGACTTGCTCCCCTGCTTTTCAAAGGAGGGGCGGAGGGTGGTGGAAGTCGAACGCAATGGGTGCCTTACGCCCCCTCGTCCGCTCCGCCCCGGTCGGGCGTCCCGATCCACGAGAAAGCGGGCGTGCCGAAGTGCGCCTGCGCCCGCTCGCGCGTGAACCCCTCGTCGCCGGGCATGAACGGCAGGCCGTCGTCGAAAACCTCGCCCGTGGTGTCGCTGTCGAGCCGCCAGATCGCCATGGTCGGCCTCCTCAGGCGTAGTGGATGTTGAGGCAGAGCACGTCGCCCGCCGCCAGCGCGGTGGTGTCGCTGTCCGCCGCCGCGCCGGTCAGCGCATAGGCAAGCCCGGCACTGAAATAGAGCGGCGTATCGAACGCGATCTCGAACGGGGCGGCCGGCGGCAGGTAATAGGTCGCGACCGGCGTGTCGGTGCCGACCGTGGGCGCCACGTTCTTGTTGTAGAGCTTGAGATAGCGCGCCGCCGCTGCCGCATTATGGCCGCGCAGGCGGAACAGGTCGGTGGCGCTGGTCTTGACGCTAGCGGCATTGGTCGTCGCCGCCGCAGACAGAAGCCGCGCCGTGCTAGCCGGCTTCTTGGCCCGGTC